ACACCTCAGCCCCCATCGTACTGGGCGTCGATCCAGCGCGTTTCGGTGCCGACGCGACGGTCATCGCGGTAAGGCAGGGACGCGACCTGGTCGCCATCAAGCGGTACAGGGGCGACGACACCATGGAGGTGGTCGGGCGCGTCATCGAGGCCATTGAGGAGTACAAGCCTGCACTCGTCGTCATTGACGAGGGCGGACTGGGGGCGGGCGTCGTGGACCGCCTTAAGGAGCAGCGGTACAAGGTCAGGGGAGTGAACTTTGGGTCGAGGTCATCCAAGCCGGTCATGTATGGCAACAAGCGCGCCGAGATGTGGGGGTCGATGCGGGAATGGCTGAAAAGCGCGTCGATCAGCCCGGACCGGACGCTGAAGAGCGACCTGATCTCGCCCATGATGAAGCCGGACAGCAAGGGGACGATCTTCCTAGAAGGCAAGAAAGAGATGAAAGCCCGTGGGCTCGCAAGCCCAGACGCCGCGGACGCGATAGCCGTTACGTTCGCGTTCCCTGTCGGCTCACGAACCGAGCGCGTTGACAAGTCGCCGCGCAGGGCCTATGGTCAGTCCAGTGTTGCAACCTCTTGGCTAGGGTCATAATGGCGCGCAAAGGCGTATCGCTGTCAGTGGGACGGGGCGAAAAGCTACCCATCTCCAAAGGCGCTGGCCTGACAGCCAAGGGCCGGGCCAAGTACAACGCCGCCACGGGCAGCAAGCTGAAGCCCCCGGCGCCGAACCCTAGAACTAAAGAAGACGCTGGACGGAAAGCTAGTTTCTGTGCTAGAATGGCTCCTATCGCAAAAAAAGCGGGAGAAGGAAGCCGTGCAAAAGCATCTATGCGTCGATGGAAGTGTTGAGGTAACCGAGATGTGGCTTGATGTCAGAGGCTATGAAGGCCGCTACCAAGTCAGCAACTTGGGCCGTGTAAAATCTTTGGCTCGCACCCGCCGCGGTAAAAATGGCGGTGTCGTTCCAATGCCTGAAATTCTTATGCGTTTGACACCTAAAAAGGACAACGGGCGCACAAAACCGTATGTTGAAGTGCGTTTTCGCAATGGTGGTTTACGCACTGAGCGTTGCAAAGCGTTTTTAGTTCATCGGTTGGTGGCTGACGCCTTTATCAAGCCTCTTGAACCGGGCGAACAGGTCGATCACATCAACGGGTTGCATAACGACAACCGTGCTGTTAACTTGCGCGTTATGAAATCGGTTGAACACGCACGTATTCATCCGTGTGTTGTAAACCCTAACGAAAAAGACCCGGTAACTGGTCGTTGGATACGCAAGAATGCCTAGTAAACCCGGACTTTACAGCAATATTCACGCAAAACGCGCCCGGATCGCCGCCGGATCAGGCGAAAAGATGCGCAAACCAGGCACGAAGGGCGCACCGACCGCCGCTGCCTTCCGTAAGTCGGCCAAAACACGGAAAAAGTGATATGCCGCTCGTCAAATCAGCCACAAAATCCGCATTTCGCAAGAATATCGCCGCGGAAATTAGGAGCGGACGCCCCCAGAAGCAGGCGGCGGCCATTGCACACGCCGTCCAGCGCGCTGCCAAGGGCAAGCCGAAGGCTGGCGGAGACATGAAATACACGCAACCGATGCCTGCGCCCAAGCCGAAGACCGGCGGCATGAAGCGCACCATGCCCATGCCCATGCCCGCGCCCAAGCCGAAGATGGGCCGTGCCAACATGATGGGCCGCACAATGATGAAGAAAGGGTTCTAAGATGGCTGATAAGAAAAGCGTTACGCGCAGCGGCAAAGACACTCGTTATTCTGAGCAGCGCGTAAAATATGAACGTTTGCGGGAACCAGGCGTTAATTGGGCGCGCCCGGGCTACTTTGCTGGCGATCCCACTTCGCGGCGCGGTTATGCACCTGCTAACATGTCGGGCGTCGGCGCCAAAAAGATGCCTTCCCCCACGGGCGAAGAAACAATTGACATTCGCGGCTATCTTGGCGACGAGCGCACCGGCATCCGCAAGACCGTGCCGGGCGCGCGTAAGCCCGCAGCACCCAAGCAGCAGGTCGTCAGCAACGTGACCCGCGAGCGCCCGTCCCCCACTCCGGCAAGCGCACCGCCGCCCGCCCGCATGGCCACCAACCCGGTGACCGGCAAGACGACGGGCTTCACGTCTGGCAGCAAGACCGGCACGACCATGACCAAGGCCGGTAAGGCCTTCAAGACGGCCGAGAGCGCCTATCAGCGTCAGCAACGCATGGCGTTGGAGAAGATGGGTGTTGCTGGCCCTCGCGGCGGCGCTAGCAAGACCAGCAGCAGCGCTGGCGGTATGCGCAGCACGGGCGGCGGTTCGCGTAGCTCTGGCGGCGGCGCCGTTGGCAGCACCTCGGGAACGCGCGGCTATAGCTCTGGCGGCAACGTGGGCCGTGGAGACGTCGGTGCAGGACGCAGGGGCGGCGGACGGTAAATGGCTGACAACAGCGGCATCAAGGGCGCGGAAATCGTCGCAGACGGCGGGACGGACAAGGCTGACCTGCTCGCCACCATGCGCTCGCGCTTTACCATGGCCATCTCGGCCTATGGTGAGAGCCGTGAAGATGAGCTTGACGACCTGCGCTTCATGGCAGGTTCGCCCGACAACCAGTGGCAGTGGCCAGCCGACGTGCTGGCGACCCGCGGTTCCGTGCAGGGCCAGACCATCAACGCGCGTCCGTGCCTGACCATCAACAAGCTGCCGCAGCACGTCCGGCAGGTGACCAACCAGCAGCGGCAGAACCGGCCGTCTGGCAAGGTAATCCCGGCCGACGACAACGCCGACGTGGCGGTCGCAGAGGTGTTCGACGGCATCATCCGGCACATCGAGTACATGTCCGACGCCGACGTGGCCTACGACACCGCCTGCGACAACCAGGTGACCTACGGCGAGGGCTACATCCGCATCTTGACCGAGTACGCCCGCGAGGACAGCTTCGACCAAGACTTGCGCATCGGGCGCATCCGCAACGCCTTCAGCGTCTACATGGACCCGACGATCCAAGACCCCTGCGGGTCCGACGCCCAGTGGTGCTTCATCACTGAGGACATCGTCAAGGCCGACTACGAGCGCATGTTTCCTGATGCGGCGCCCATCTCGTCCATCCTGACCCGTGGCATTGGCGACCAGTCGCTCTCCATGTGGCTGTCGGAGAACACCATCCGCATCGCGGAGTACTTCTACATCGACCACAAGAAGGAGACGTTGCACCTCTATCCGGGCAACGTCACGGCCTTCAAGAACACGCCGCAGGACCAGAACCTTGCGGCCATGTTCGGCAAGCCCCTGCGCACCCGCGTCGTGGACCGCCGCCGCGTCATGTGGCTCAAGACCAACGGCTACGAGGTGCTTGAAGAGCGCGAATGGGCGGGCAAGTACATCCCCGTCGTCCGCGTCGTCGGCAACGAGTTTGAGGTCGATGGCCGCCTCTACGTCTCCGGCCTTGTGCGCAACGCCAAGGACGCGCAGCGCATGTACAACTACTGGGTCAGTCAGGAAGCCGAAATGCTGGCTCTGGCCCCCAAGGCACCCTTCATTGGCTATGGCGGCCAGTTTGAGGGATACGAGATGCAGTGGAAGACGGCCAACACCAACAACTGGCCGTACCTCGAAGTGAACCCGGATGTGACAGACGGCGCGGGCAATGTCCTGCCTCTCCCGCAGCGTGCGCAGCCGCCGCTGGCACAGACGGGCCTTATTCAGGCCAAGATGGGCGCTGCCGAGGACATCAAGGCCACCACGGGCCAGTACAACGCCTCGCTGGGCCAGCAAGGCAATGAGCGCTCCGGCCGGGCTATCCTTGCCCGCGTGCAGGAGGGCGACACCGGCACCTACCACTTCGTGGACAACCTCGGCCGCGCCATCCGCCACGTCACGCGCCAGCTTGTGGACCTGATCCCGAAAATTTACGACACCGAGCGCATCGCCCGCATCATTGGCGTGGACGGTGAGGTCGGCATGGCCAAGATCAACCCGATGCAGCCCGAGCCGGTCAAGAAGATTTACGACCAGATGGGCAACGTGATTGAGAAGATTTACAACCCGTCTGTCGGTCAGTACGACGTCGTCATCACGACCGGTCCGAGCTACCTGACGAAGCGCCAGGAGGCCGTCGAGGCCATGGCCAACATCCTCCAGACTAGCCCGCAGCTTTGGCAGGTGGCAGGCGACCTGTTCATCAAGAACATGGACTGGCCGGGCGCGCAGGAGATGGCGGCCCGCTTCAAGAAGATCATCGACCCGAAGGTGCTGGCGGAAGACGACAAGTCGCCGGAACTTCAGTCTGCTGAACAGATGGTCGAGGCGCTCACGCAGCAGTTGAATGAAACCATGGGTATGGTCGAGAACATCCAGAACTCGATGGAGGCCCAAGAGCTTCAGATCAAGGCATACGATGCCGAGACGAAGCGGATCAGCGCCATGCAGCAGGCCATGACGCCTGAGCAAATCCAAGACATCGTCATGGGAACCATCGCGGCTGCGGTGGAGACGGGCGACATCTCGTCTGGCAAGCCCATGATGCCCCAGCCAACCGAAGCACCCCGCGAGATGCCGCTGGGGCCTGAGATGCTTCCTGAAGGAGCGCCCGTATGAGCAACTGCGACAAGTTTCTAGGGATGCTGTTTCTGGCGCGCGACGTGACCCACTCCGCGCACCTGAACACGCGGTCCTACGCCAAGCACAAGGCTTTGGGTAAGTTTTACGACGAAATCATTGAATTGGCGGACAAATTTGCCGAGATGTATCAGGGCAAGTATGGCCTGATCGGCCCTGTCGCGCTGATGTCGGCCGACAAGTCGAACAACGTGACCGAGTTCTTGGAGCGTCAGGCCGAGCAGATCATGAAGACGCGCTATGACATCGTGGACCGCGAGTGTACCCCGCTCCAGAACGTCATAGACGAGATTGTCGGATTGTACTATAAAACTCTGTACAAGCTCAAGTTCCTCGCATAAGGACCGCTACCTATGGGCCTCAAAACCACAACCGTTTGCCTCGGCTATCAGCAGATTACGCCGAACTCCGCCACCAGCCTCACGGTGCCTGCGATTGCGCCGGACGGCTCCAAGCAGCAGGCCACCTTCGCGGTCATCACGCCGGAAATCCAGAACGTGCGCTGGCGGGACGACGGTACGGACCCCACGGCGTCGGTCGGCATGCCGATCTATGTTGGCACGTCGTTCCTCTACGACGGCGACCTGACCAAAATCCGCTTCATCAACACCGTCGCTGGCGGCAAGGTTAATGTGAGCTACTACGCATGATGAACGTCACGGGGGTTCCGCTCAACATTGCTGGCGCGGCCTCCGCGGCCGGCTACATCATCACGGCCGATGCGATCATCACCGAAAGCACGACCACCCGCACGCTGTCGGCTGCCGACAACGGCAAGATCATCTACTGCACCAACGGATCGGCTACGACCATCACTTGCGCCGCAGGGCTGGGCGCTGGCTTCTCCTGCACCATCATCCAAGGTGGGGCTGGCAAGGTCACGGTCGCCGCGGGCGGTCAGACGCTGGTGTCCTACTCCAGCCTCTTCAGCACGATGGGGCAGTACGCGGTCATTTCTCTCATCTGCCCGGTCGCCAACACGTTCGTGGCGGCGGGCAACCTCGGAGTTTAGCCTATGAGTGTAGCTCTTTCGCCCGTCGCTGGCGCCGCTGCGCAGTTTTTTGACAGCAATGGCGATCCGCTTAGTGGCGGAAAGATTTACACATATGACGCAGGATCTACCACACCGCGCGCGTCGTATACTAGCTATACGGGTGGCACCCCACACACAAACCCAATCGTTTTAGACGCCGCAGGTCGTGTACCTGGCGGCGAGGTTTGGGTTACCAACGGTGTTCAGTATAAGTTTGTCGTACGCACTTCTGACGACGTTTTGATCGGTACGTACGATAATCTTGTTTCTATAGTGACAATAGATAACAAGGCGCCTTTTGTTTCCGTAGCGGACTATGGTCCCATCAATACTGCGTCGCTTCTGGCGGCTATCTCCGCCAGCGACTACGTCTTTGTCAATAGCGGTACATACAACGGGCCTATTGACATTGCGCAGTCTAACAAGACCCTGATGATGGGCGACGATGTCGTTTTCTTCTTGCCGAACGGCACTGTAACGTCGTCCCTTGCTACCGGCCCAGCAGTCCTTCAAATCAGCGGAAATAACGTAACTATTCAGGGTGATTTTACCGTCAACGGTAATAAAGCGAACAATGATAGTTCGTCGTTCTCTTCATCCGTTCTTATCGGCAGTCTCAACATTTTAGGTGATAACTGCCAAATATATGGCACGGCTACGGTTCTCGACGCATACTACCGCGGCGTTACGGTTGGCGGCAGCCTGGTGTCTGGCGGAGAAGTGCAGGGTTTTTACGCCAACAAAATCTACGTTGCAAACGCAAACTTCTACTCAGTCATGCTGTGGTCTGTTGTCGATTGGCGTATTGAAGAAGTCCGCGCTACCACTAACGCACCGGGTACAACGCGCGATCAGCGCATTCGCACTGGGACACAGTCTTCTGCTACATCAATCTGCGGGCGCGGGTATATCGGCCTTGCGTACACCGATATAAATTGCGGATTTGTTGGAGAAGCAAAGACGATTGATGTCAGCATTGACACTGTGATGACTGGCGATGGCGGTAAACTGGAAGACTGCACTAACGTCCGCATCGGGCATTGGAACGCATATG